AAAGGGGGGTGTACAACTCCCCTTTTTTGTGTTAGAATGGTGCTGTTGATAGGAGAACACATGGCTTTTTATACATCCGTAAACCGATACGGTAATTCAATACTATACCGCGGCTATTCTGACAATGGAAGTAGCATAGCCCAGAAATATAAATTTGAACCTTCTTTATACATTGAATCGAAAGACCCTTCGAAGTACCGTTCCTTATTTGGTAAACAGCTTAAGCCAATTAAGCTCGCATCGATGAGGGACGCCAAAGAATTTGTTGAGAAATACGATGGTATTGAAAGCTTTACGGTCCATGGCACCACGAACTATATCCATCAGTTTATTACTGAAAAGTTTCCTAATGATGTAAAATTTGACATTAATCATGTGAATGTAGTTAACTTTGATATTGAGGTTGCATCTGATAACGGATTCCCTACTCCTGAAGAAGCAGCATATCCTATTATCTCTATTGCACTAAAGTCTAGTAAGTCCTCGGTCTATCAAGTATGGGGTCTAGATGAGTATGATCCTTCTAAGATATCAATTGATCTTGGCGGCGATCTAGTTCAATATCATCACTGTAAATCAGAAGAAGAACTGCTCGGTAAATTTTTAGGATACTGGACTAAAAATTATCCTGACGTTATAACAGGTTGGAATATCCGTTTCTTTGATATTCCTTATCTTGTGAATCGTATAGCTATGCTAGGTACTGAGTCTGCTATGAAGCGTCTGTCACCATGGAATCTTATAAACGAACGTAAAGTTAGATCTATGCAGCGCGATCTGTTGGCCTTTGAACTAGTAGGAATACAGCAGGCTGATTACTTGGAGCTGTTCAAGAAGTTCGGATATTCATATGGTAATCAAGAATCATATAAACTTGATCATATTGCCTATACTGTATTAGGTGAAAAGAAGCTGTCTTACGAAGAACATGGTAATCTTTATACACTATACAAAGAAGACCACCAAAAGTTTATTGACTATAATATTAAAGATGTACAGCTTGTCAACAATATCGATAAAAAGATGGGGCTTATATCGCTAGCGCTGACTATGGCGTATCGTGGTGGTGTAAATGTGAGTGATACATTTGGCACTACAAATATATGGGAATCGATTATATATCGTAGACTATTAGGTAATAATATCATATCACCGATAACTCAAATACAAAAAGTTCCATATGCCATATACGGCGCAACGGAAACCTCAAAGAGCAACCCAGGCTCAGAGGCTAGACAAACCGGCAAGGCGCATGCAATAGCCGGCGGTTTTGTTAAAAATCCTCAAGTAGGCGCGCACGACTGGGTTGTATCTTTTGATCTTAATTCACTATATCCAAATATCATTGTGCAACAGAATATTTCACCTGAAACCCTATGCCGCGATCATAATATTCGTTTCCCTCAGGGCGTCGATTACTATCTTTCACAACATGATAGATCTAAGCCTGTAGACACACACTATGCTGTGTGCGCCTCTGGTGTACCCTTTGAGCGGTCCAAGCAAGGTATTATTCCAGAATTGATTGTCGACTACTATGCTGAAAGAAGTACTATTAAAAAACAAATGCTTGCTGCTCAATCGGAATATGAGAAGACAAAAGATAAATCACTAGAGTCTAAAATTAACCAGCTTGAAAACAACCAGATGGCAATTAAGATTCTACTCAACTCTTTGTATGGCGCACTGGCTAATAAGTACTTTAAGTATTTTGATAACGCACTAGCAGAGTCTGTCACACTCACAGGTCAGACTGTTATTAAGTGGGCCGAGCAGTGTATGAATAAGGCCATGAACGATATTACTAAAGCAAACAAAGATTACATTGTTGCTATTGATACTGATTCAATCTATGTGAATATGGGTCCATTGGTTAAACAGTTCGCCCCTAAAGATCCTGTTAAGTTTCTTGATAAAATATGTTCAGAGCATTTCGAAAAATCGATGGCAAAATCGTATGATGAATTCTTCTCTGTCATGAACGGATATATGCCTCGGATGGAAATGGCCCGCGAGGTTATTGCTGATCGAGGTATATGGACCGCTAAGAAAAGATATATCTTAAATGTGCATAATTCAGAAGGTGTACAATTCGCAGAGCCCAAGCTAAAGATGATGGGTATTGAAGCCATTAAGTCCTCGACGCCTGAAGTTGTTCGTGACAAGTTTAAACAGATCTTTAAAGTTATTATCAATAGTACCGAGAAAGATACGCAAAAGTTTATAGCCGACTTTAAGCATGAGTTTAATAATTTGCCGGCAGAAAGCATTGCCTTTCCACGTGGTGTAACAAGTGTAAATAAGTGGAAAGATCGCAAGACTATTTATGGTAAAGGCACACCTATCCACGTACGTGGGTCTCTCTTGTATAATCATCTAATAAACCAAAACAATCTTGGTAGAAAATATGAAACTATCAAGAACGGTGAGAAAGTAAAATTCCTTTATCTTAAGATACCGAATCCTATCAAAGAGAATGTTATTTCATTTCCTGGCATATTACCTAAAGAAATAGGTTTACAAACATATGTAGACTATGGTATAATGTTTGAGAAGACCTTTATTGAACCGCTGCAGCCTATACTTGATGCCGTCAATTGGAAACCAGAACCTGTAGCCACATTAGAAGATTTTATGTAATGTATTCACTTACTGTTTTTAAGAGCAGATATGATAATAAAACTCATAGGCGCATGGACTTTGAGTCTTGGGACAAGTTTGAAAAATTCATATATAAACTGTCGGAAAGAAAACTTGAAGGGAAATTAGATGCTGAACTTATATCACCGGCTACTTATTTTGATGGGACTACTCGGGCAAACAAAAATGTGGCTTATTGGGGAGCTTGGGCTGCTGTTGATGTTGATGATTACTTACCTAAAGGCGGGCTAGAAGATGATCTTAGAAACCGCTTTGGCCATTCAAAATATATTGTTTATTCTACTGCCAGCAGCACTCATAATTTACCTAAGTTCAGAATTGTTTTTCCGCTTACGTCAACGGTTGAAGCTGATAGAATCAAGCACTTCTGGTTCGCCCTCAATACCGAGATTGATTCGCTTGGAGATAAACAAACTAAAGATTTATCTCGTATGTATTATGTTCCTGCAGATTACAGTAATGCTTATAACTTTGTATTTTCTAATAATAGTGGTAAGGTAATTAATCCCGATGAGCTAATGGCCAAATGGGAATATAGCGAAAAACAGAATAGTAAGAACTTTCTTGACAGGCTGCCCGACGCATGGCGTGAACAGATAATCGATTACCGCAAATCTAAACTTGATAATACTGATTATGTTTGGTCTAGTTACGCAGATTGCCCATTTGTAAATAAAAAATTATTACAAGAATATATGAGTATTGCTAATATTGATGGAACTGGTAGATATCGCATGATCTATAGAATGATGATATCTATTGCCGGTAATGCTATTGAAAAAAAATATCCTATTACTGCAGTGCAAATCGTAGATCTTATTAAACAAATCGATAAAGATACAGCTAATATATATGAAAACCGGCCGTTAGAAACCGAAGCTAATAATGCACTAGAATACGCATATAAAAATGGAGTTATGCTATGATGCCAGATGAGATGGAAGCTGAGAAAAATAGAAAGATCATTATCGCTCAAGCTAATAAAATAGATTTACTTGAAAATAATGTACATCAATTACAAGATGAAGTACAGAATGCATATAAAAGAATTGCACAATTAATGGAGATAGAGTATGAAAGCCGGTAAAATATGGGGCACGACAGAACTGATTGAAGCCAATGGTGCTTTAGAGTTTCATCGTATTGAAATGGAAGAAGGTGGAGTTTGCTCAAAACATTTGCATCGTTATAAATGGAATGGCTTCTATGTTGAATCTGGTAAAATGCTTATCCGCACATGGCAGCGTGACTATGATTTATGTGATGTCACTGTTCTAGATGAAGGAGAGTATCATAAAGTAAAACCTGGTCTCTATCATCAATTTGAATGTCTTAAAGAAGGCATAGCTTATGAATTATATTGGGCCGAGTTTAATCATAACGATATTGAACGTGAAACTGTAGGATATCATATGGATGATGACTTTGATGACGATAGTTCAAACCCATGAAAATAGGATTTACTGCTTCGACGTTTGATCTGCTACATGCAGGTCATATATCAATGTTACGAGAAGCTAAAACAGTTTGTGATTATCTGATATGCGGTTTGCAAGTAGATCCGAGTGTAGATCGGTCAAATAAGAATTCACCGGTTCAATCTTTAGTAGAAAGATGGACTCAGCTTCAAGGCGTAAAATATGTAGATGAAATAATTCCATATCAAACGGAGCAAGATCTAGAAGACATTCTGCAGATGTTTCATTTCGACGTAAGAATTTTAGGTGAAGAATATAAAAGAGATACGTTTACGGGCAGATCTATTTGTTCTGCCAGAAACATTGAATTGTATTATAATAAAAGAGATCATAGATTTTCGTCATCGGAATTAAGAACTCGTCTATCAAATATAGGATAAAAGAATGAAAATTACTATTGTAGGCCATGGTTTTGTCGGTAAGGCCGTAGAATATGGTTTTAAAACTCCGGGTGTAAGAATACAATTAGTAGATCCTAAATACAATGTAAGTCTTAAAGATATTAAATTACAAGAAAATATAGCATTTGTATGTGTGCCAACGCCAATGGGAAAAAACGGAGTTATTGATTCTAGTATCTTAGTAGACACCGTCAAACAACTTAAAAAACGAATGTCAGGTATTATTGTCATTAAGTCGACTGTTACTCCTGATATTATAAAAAGTCTTATAAAAGGATCAGGCGGAAATAGAATCATATATAACCCTGAGTTTCTTACAGAAAAAAATGCTGTTGACGACTTCATCAATCCAGGTATGCATATTTTTGGTGGTGAAAACGGTATTATTGATGACTTAGAATTCTACTATAAAGAGCATAGTCTTTGCCGGCCTTGTCCGGTTCATCGCATGTCAGCAGTAGATGCCAGCTATGTCAAGTATGGGATCAATTCTTTCTTAGCTATGAAAGTGTTATTCTTTAATCAGTTTTACGATGTGATAGAAAATAACAAGGGTTCTTATAATAAAATAGTAAACGCTATTATATCCGACCCACGTATTGGACAATCTCATACTGCGGTGCCAGGTCTTGACAATAAACGTGGATATGGTGGAGCATGCTTTCCAAAAGATACAAGTGCATTATTTAATCACGATAAAGGGTTTACATTGCTTGGAGAATGTGTTAGAATTAATAATGAATACAGAGCTATGTATGAATTAGACGAAAGAGAAAGAGAACAAAATGTCGATTATGGACAAACTGAAGAAAAACAGTAAAATCAAAACGGCTGAAGTCCTAGCAGACTCTAAGTTTTTTACAGAGAAAGATATGACTCCGACCGATGTGCCTATGGTTAATGTGGCATTGTCGGGATCAGTTGACGGCGGGCTAGCGCCCGGGCTTACGGTTCTAGCCGGACCGTCTAAACACTTTAAGACTTCTTTTGCATTGTTGATGGCAGGCGCCTATCTCAAGAAACATGCAGATGCTGTTATGCTATTCTATGACTCAGAGTTTGGTTCACCTCAAAGTTATTTTGAGCAGTTTGGCATTGACACATCCCGCATTCTACATACTCCTATTGCTAACGTAGAAGAACTCAAGTTTGATCTTATTGGGCAACTAGAACAGATTGATAGAAATGATAAAGTCATTATTGTTATTGACTCTATTGGCAACTTAGCATCAAAAAAAGAATTAGAAGATGCTATCAATGAAAAGTCCGTTGCAGATATGTCTCGCGCCAAAGCCTTAAAAGGTCTGTTCCGCATGTCTACACCGTATCTTACAATGAAGAATATTCCACTTATTGCTGTCAATCACACGTATATGGAAATTGGATTATTTCCAAAGGCTATTGTTGGTGGAGGTACTGGTATATACTACAGCGCAGATAATATCTGGATCCTCGGCCGGCAACAAGATAAGAAAGGCACTGAGATTCAAGGTTATCACTTTGTAATTAACGTGGAGAAAAGTCGTTATGTTAAAGAAAAGTCTAAAATTCCTATTACTGTTTCCTGGGACGGTGGTGTCCGTAAGTACTCTGGGTTGCTCGATTGCGCTCTTGCTGGTGGTTATGTCACTAAGCCTTCTAATGGCTGGTATGCTGCTGTTGATCAGACATCTGGAGAAATTGGATCTAAGGTTCGGCATGATGCCACTCTTGATAAATCCTTCTGGGATCCAATCTTTGCTGAAACAGATTTTAAAGATTTCTTAAAGAAGCAATATAGTATTGGTCATCAATCTTTAGTAGATATGGATGATATCGTGGAGGATGCTAATGGTTAAAATTCCTAATATGCTAGAAGAAAATATTGACTATGAGTTAATACCCGGCGATGAGGAATACTGGCATATTCGTATCAAAAACGGCGAATTCATTGAGTCGGTAATTAGCTTTGGTAATATTAAATTCGATGACAATAGTGCTGAAATGAAATTCGATTTTAACATGCATTTTTCTCCTGATAACGAATTGTCGGTTGACAATGTCGACTTTCAAAAATACGCCGGAAAAATATTAGAAAGCATACTAGTTAATAACTTAAACGAAATGGAAAATAATGAGTAACGTTGAACAGACAATACTTAAACATCTATTGATTGATGAGCCTTACACTCGTAAGGTTCTTCCTTTTATTAAACCTGAATATTTTCAGGGAGTGTACAATCAGCTGTTCAAAGAGGTAGCAAAGTTTGTTGCTAAGTATAATAAACTTCCTACCATTGATTCTTTTAAAATAGAAATAGATCAGTCTGATAAATTTAATGATGATCAATACACTGCGGCTATGGAAATTTTACCGAATGTGTTTGATAAGAGTGAGAAGGCTGATGAAGAATGGCTTATAGATACTACTGAAAAATGGTGTCA